TGGGCATCTACATACAAGAAAATGGAAATGGTATCTACTGCTATTGATCGGCAATTAAAAGTTTCAAATGATGGGTGCCGGATACTTTCATTAATTGATGATTTAAGGACTGGTTATGCATACGACATAAAACTTGATAAGGTATTAAGCCAAACATTTATAAACCTAGCTAAAGAAAAAGGGATGAATACAGATAAGATGGATAAGGTGTTGAATGATTTACGGGTAACCATACGAGATTACAGAGATCATATGTTTAAGTCCTTGGATGGTGAAGTGAAAAATGTGACCGATGGCGAATAAGATTGATAATTTAGTAAAGCATTTAAAATTTCACCTGCCAGGTCCAAAAACTGAAGGCGAAATAATTGATCTGGCAAAGCCGTATGATGAGATTAAGAAAATCAAGGATACTCCAGGAAAATATTGCGGCATTCATGAGATAAAAAATATATTCTCTTGGAGAAAGGGAATGAGTTATTTATTTACGGGAACGCCAAACACCGGAAAAACTACAATGGTGCTTTACTTATACCTACTAATGTCATTAAGATATGGCTATAAGTGGTGCATATGGTCACCTGAAATGGAAGATTCGTACTTGGATGATGGATCAATTGAATATCACGCTAAGGACTTGATTTATACGTTGATTTGGGCAATCTCAGGAAAGACACCTTATCAGTTTTACGCGAAAAAACATAATACCGAATGTATGACTGATGAGGAAATTGAAGTTTTATATAATTGGATATGTGACCATTTCAAATTCATCCATATTGATGACAGATCCCCTGCCGGAATAATGGAGGCATTCGGAAAAACAAACGATAAACATCATGTTGACGGGTTTCTGGTTGATCCATGGAAAAGTGTTCGGCAAAATATGGACAAACGAGCTGACCTTTGGCTTGAAGAAACGTTAATGGATTTCAAAACATTCTCATTGGAGACTGATTCGATAATGACATACATTGTCCACCCTAAATCGCTGAAAGATTATAAAGACCAATCAGGTAATTATAGGGCAATTACTCCATTCGATTTAAACGGTGGTGCAGCATGGAATAATTCAATGGATATAATTATATCTCAAAGAAGGCTTGACGATCATACAGAATGGTATTCACAGAAAATTAGAAAGCCTCACTTGGTTGGAATAAGGGGTATGTATGATAAGATTACATTTGAGCCAAATACATACCGGTTTTATTTTGATGGAAATGATCCATTTCTGAGGGTGTCAGGGAGTGATTCAAGCAGGACAGAAAAGGACCCAGAAGATGCGCCATTTTAAATGATTATGCAAATCCGGAAACTGGTGAAGTATTTACAGATTTTTAAATAAGATATGAACGAGCAAGAAAAAAGATGTGACATAATAGAAAAGTGCATCACACACGTAAGGGAGCAGTCAATTGGAAAAACTGATTCCCAAATAAAAAAAATAGTGAAGAAATCCAGTAAACAATTCGGAGTTGAAGAATCGTTAATTCATAGAATGTGCATTGATAGCGGAAAAAGGAAGCAATGTAGATTTAAACTACCGTAGATTATGAGCAAAGACAAATCACCATCTGAATGCGTTAAAGGTGTATTTATAAAGGAAAGATACATAAAATGCCCACACATGCAGAAACATTGTAATTGGCGATTGGGACCAGATCACGGAGATTGTTCATATTTGAATAATGCATGTTATTTGTCTGGTAGTTCTAAACTTGAATGTCCTGAATAAGTTATGAAAAAACCAATATCAAGAATAAGTATTGTTTGCGCTCAAGGAGCAGAAACATACGAAATAGGTAGGGATAATATTGTTAAGATTGAAGAAGAAGTAATCCAGATTGCAGAAGATAATCGCCATACTTATTACATTGGAAGGGATGATGATGGAGATGAAAGATTAAGAATAAGTGCAAATACGCCAATTGTAGTGGAAAGATTATGAAAAACGAAGATTCGATATATCTAAATTTCATGATCGACATGAAAATAATGCTTGACAACTTAGATGAGTTGAAGATCAGCAAAGATTACCGGAAGAAGATTAAATTCCATGGCAATTTACTGGAGCGTGAATTGGATGAGATTTTTAATAATTGGCTCAAGGTAATGGGTAAGGACATGGAAGAATTATATTTCTATTCCTGCAAGGTCCGAAAGCTATTCAATGAGATCATGAATGAAAGTTCATCGGATCCTAAAAAAATGGCAGTATTAAAAACTATCCTCCAGGAATTGAAAGCAGGAACGATCATGCAAACGGATGAGGAAAGTATCAATATGATTCAAGCAGTAAAACCAGATTCAATTAAAAAGTTAACGTAAAAACTAAATAGTCATGTCGAAAATAATAAAAAACTTAAAGGTGCCAACAGGAAATATTTGCATAATGCAGGGAGAAAAGAGAAGCCTTGAATTTCTTTCAATTGGTGATTATGGCAGAAATGCTAATGTAAAGGCTGATTTTTTAGGATTAAAAGATGAAATTAATGGAGTGCCAAACGGTGAAATAATGCCGCTCACTGAGAAATGGGTAATTACAATAAGTACGCAGTATGGATGCTCTATGAACTGTACATTTTGTGACGTTCCGAAAGTTGGGAAAGGAGTAAATGCAAGCTATCACGATATGTTAAATCAAATACTTTTAGGGCTTAAATTACATCCTGAAATTAAGCATACAAAAAGGCTTAATATTCATTTTGCTCGAATGGGAGAGCCTACATTTAATGGCAATGTTTTGGATGTAGCTGCTTGCTTAAAAAGAAACATATATGATTTTTGGAGTCAGTCAGGCGCAATACATCCGGTAGTTTCAACAATGATGCCCAAGAAAAATAATAAATTAGGACAGTTTTTAAATGTCTGGACAAATGATATAAAGAATAAACTTTATAACGGGGATGCTGGATTACAATTATCAATCAATAGCACGAGTAACAAGCAGCGAGAGGAAATGTTTTCAGGCAATTCAATGAGGCTGGAGGATATGGCGCTTGAGGCTTGTTTCTTACCAAAGCCAATCGGTAGAAAGTACGCTTTGAATTTCGCGTTAGCTGACGGTTACGAATTGGACGCAAACAGACTTGCTACATTATTTGCGCCAGATTATTTTATGGTTAAAATTACACCATTACATATAACAAATAGCTGCAAAGAAAATAAGATTGAAACTACTGGAGGATATGAATGCTTCACTCCGTATAAACCAGCTGAAGAATCTTTAAAGAAAGCCGGATTTGATGTGTTGGTTTTTATTCCTTCTGAAGATGAGGATTTAGGCCGTATTACTTGCGGAAATGCTATATTAAGCGGTACGCTGCCAAATAAGTATATCGAACAAATTTTACGCTGATTATAAATAAACTAGATTCGACATGAAAACACTAACCCTATTAATCGTTGTATTACTATTTTCATGTACGCGAAAAGCATACATAAGAAGCACTCAGAAAGAAACTATGGTAGTCCTGACGATCACCCAGGACGGCATTGAATTAAGTGAGGCCGGAGACTTCACGGTTTTAAAAGACTACATAAATATTCCACCGGATAGCCTTATATTTTTGCACATATCCGGAACCAGCGCCAGGGTTGTAAAGCAAAAGGATTTGAAGCTCGTCGCAGGATTGATTTATAAAAATAAGCATGATGGATACAGATAAACAAAATGTTGGAATCGTACTCGACAACTACAAAAAGCGAGCATTTACAAGAGCCCTAAAAAGAGCAGGGTTTGAATTCGAGGTAATGCGATACAATCAAGGCCACTCACTAATTGCTATTGATACCATTAAAAGCAAAATCGGTGAGATAGGCAAGATTTGTAAAAAATGTAATATTTACGCTAAACAAAGTAATTGACATGAGAAGGCCAAAATTGGGACAGTACAAATACGCAAATAAGAGCCTACTACCAACGGCTTATTTGGTAAATCAAAATAAATACATAGATCAGGAAGAGGAAAAAAAGAAAGAAAGGATTGAGGTACTGGAAAAAATAAGAGACTTAACGGAAAGTCTACCTGATACATTTTCGCAAGAAATTAATAAACTATCAAAAACAGTATTATGAAAAAAGATCGAAGAGAATTCGCAATTGCCGCTATGGGCGCTTTAGTCGGAATGATATCTATTGTCATTCTTTTAAAAGAAAATGGGCATTTTGTACCTGAAATAGTACCAAAAATAATCATGTGGTTCGCTTACGGGGCGTGTGCGATAATATTGATATTGTATATTATTGAGGCATTAATGGAGGGGGTAAAACCGACCAAACAATTGGACAAAAAATGCCCAATGTGTGAAGAACCGAATCCAAATAGGCGTTCGGACGGTCATATATCTTGCTCTGAATGCGGTTATGATGAAATGATTATCAACATGGAAGATAAATTGAAAAACGTATGAGCAACCCACTGAAAAACTTAGAGGACAATGATTTGATGCCAGATAGCGGAAGGCATAAGAACAAAACTAAAATGGCAAATATTCCCGCCGGGGATCTTATTTGGCTGTATGAAAATAAGAAATGCTCACCAAGAGTAAGACTTTATATTTCGGAGAGGCTGGATGATTTGAGGCAGGAAGCTGAATAATAAAAATCAATTGAGATTCAATAATTTTATTTTAAGAAAATGAATACTTTAATAATAGTAGGAACAATAATTTCAATCATATCGGGGATCGCTTTTTTAATCGCATTTGTAGCTCTATATATTTCATATAAACGCCGAAAAGAGATTGAGAGATTGTTTTCTGAAATTGAGGAAATAAAAAGCTATTTGGTAATTTGAAGCCAAAAGATTAAGTATATTAATAAAAATTAGGTATTAATCCTTTTATAACTATATTTGTGGTAATGAAAAGAACAGTGATAATCAACGGATCTACATATTATATCGAAGGCTTGGGCCTAGTAAGATTCATTCGGGATGAACCTAAAGGCCGTTGCTATGTCATTTTCCAGGGAGCCCCAATTGAAGTCGATCGACACGAATTGAAATCAGCAGCATAATTATCCAAGAAATTAAAGATGAGTCCTGATTATTCAAAAAGAATACTATTAATTTACGGAACGATAGGAGTAGGAAGTACTGTATGCGCATCATTGGCGCACCAAGATTTTGAAATAACATCAAATCATTATACAGCATCTTCAGAAACCTATACAAATATATTGGTGAGTGGAAGCCCAGAACAGGATAATCATTTAATAATTGATCAGAACATTGAAAGAAGCGAAAAGCAAAGTGCCTTAATTGAAAACCACAAAAAGACCGGTTTAAGTTTTGGTATAGTCATTTTGTTTGCAGGCTGGATCATTGGCACCAAAATAATGGGGCTTGACCAATTTATTAGAGAGGTTCTGAAATACGGGATTCCTGGCAAGGAACCAGAATATAACGACGACAACGAAAGTCAATCATTAGTAATCTATATTCAGACGAGATGAAATTGATTGACTGTTATTCATAATCGTTTAAAAAAGCTTACGACCGGTTATGAAGAAAAAAGAGTTAGTAAGCGATGAAGTGTAACGACTTTAAAAAGCCGTCCGCTGGGATGGCTTTTTTTATGCCCTAATCTTCGAGCCACGCCCAAAGCCGTTTAACTAATTTTTTGCCAATATCCCTTTTTCCTTTAAGAAATGCGTTAAAATAGACATTGCTTATTTTATTCTCGTCAGCAATTTCCGTTTGCTTCATACATCGCCTTAGCAATGCCTCCCTGAGTTTATCTTGATTTGTTTGTTCCATGGACAAATATAGTCAAAGTCCTGCAAAGTTAAAAATCTTAACATTTCTGAGTATAGAGAAAAAAAATTAATATTATTAATCAAAATACTTTGATATTAATATTAATAATCTTATCTTTAATTATAAATTAAAAGACAAGGAAATGACAAATTCAAGCAGGATAATCGAAGTAACTCAGAAGCTAAACAAAATGTTTAAAGGCCAAACATCTGAGAGAAAAGACGAAATAGTAAAAGGCTTAAAAGCATGGTGCAAATCAAATCAAAATACAGACGATAAAGGAAAGCTCGATGCGATAAATGCGTTTTTAGCTGATAACGGAGTATATTAAATAAAATAGGGCTTCGGCCCCTTTAAATAAACACTAACACTAAAAATTAGCAACATGGCAAATTTAACAGATACAATGCACTTGTTGGAAATAGAAATAGCCAGGCAGCAAGCCTACATTGCAAAGCATGGCGAGGCCAACGACCTAAACCCAGACGATCAATGGGAGCAATACAAGCGAGATGCTGAGTTTAACCTACAGAAGTGGGACCAATTAAGATTAATCAGAAATAAATTTATATTTAATCAGGAAAAATATGTTTAATAGAGATAAAGCGAGGTTTTAAAAGAATCTCGCATTTTTATATAACAATAAAACACTAAGTTAATAATCATGAAAACTACATTCACAAGAGATCCAAAAACAAACAAAGTAGTATTTTATAGAAACAGTGTTCAGGTATTTGATTTTACAATATCCGGCAACATTGTTGAGTTTGAAAATGGTGATTTAATTTTATTGTAATTTGTTTAATAATATTAATTTTATTACATTTGATTATTCAAACGAGGTAGCGGACTCGATTAAGAAATTATTAAGCATTGCTGATTTGGGCCGCTACCCATTTTAGCGGTGCTTTTCTTATTTAAGACTATGGATTACAAAGACTTTTTAATCAGTAAATCCCACATTTCAGGTAATTTCGGTTTTGATCCGGTTTTTATACCTGATTACCTTTTTGATTTCCAAAAACACATTTCAGAATATGCGATAAAAAAAGGCAGGTGCGCAATCTATCTTGATACTGGATTAGGAAAAACTCCAATTCAATTAACAATAGCGGAAAACATTGTAATTAAAACAAATAAACCTGTATTAATTCTCACGCCACTAGCAGTTGCATTTCAGTTTATTGATGAAGCTAAAAAGATGGGAATTTCAGATGTTGAACACTCAAAGGATGGGAAATACAAAGAAAAGATAGTCGTAACTAATTATGAAAGATTGCACTATTTTAATTCAAACGATTTTGGAGGCGTATTATTAGACGAAAGTTCAATACTTAAAAATTTTAATGGAGCAATTAAGAACCATGTTACTTCATTTATGAAAAAGATAAAATACAGGTTTTTATCAACTGCGACCCCTAGCCCAAATGATTTTATTGAATTAGGTACAAGCTCAGAGGCGCTTGGATACATGGGTTATATGGAAATGCTTCAAAAGTTTTTTGCTAATAATGAAAACAACATAAGACCTCAAGAAATAGGAACAAAATGGTATATAAAGCCTCATGCGGTAGATGATTTTTTTAAGTGGGTTGGATCATGGTCAATATCTGCCAAAAAACCTTCAGACCTTGGCTATTCAGATGAGAAATATATCCTTCCAGCTTTGCATATAAATGATAATTATGTGAATAATGATAAAAATTGGATTGTAAATGGTCAAATAATGATGTTTGGCCAGATTGCTAAAACCATGACTGAGGTTAGGTTAGAACAAAAAATGACTATTGAAAACCGATGTAATAAGGCAGTAGAATTGTCAGGTAATCATGAAACATCCGTTTATTGGTGCAATTTCAATGATGAGGGTGATTTATTGCAAAAGTTAGATCCTGACTCATATCAGATTAAGGGATTAATGGATATTGATAAAAAAGAAGATTTACTCTTAGCATTCAGTAAAGGAGAAATTAAAAAGCTGATAACTAAGCCGAAAATTACTGCATTCGGGCTGAATTGGCAGCACTGTAATCATACATGTTATTTTCCTGATTGGTCATATGAAAAATGGTACCAGGCAATAAGGAGGTTTTGGAGATTTGGCCAAACAAAAGAAGTTACTGCGGAACGTATTTTATCAGATGGTCAAAAAAGAGTTATTGATGCTATCACTTATAAAACCGATAAGGCCATAAAGCTATATGATAAATTGAATAATAATTTGAATCAAGATATTCAATACAAAAAAGAAACATTTAACAAAAACATTCACTTACCTAAATTTATTTAATATGATAAAGCAAGAAATACACGAGGATAATTATTCATTATATCATAGTGATTGCATGTATGTTCTGCCTAACATGCCAAATAATTGCATTGATCTTTCAGTTTATTCACCTCCATTCGCTGGGCTTTATAATTATTCGAGTTCTGAGAATGACTTTTCTAATTGCGAATCAAAGGAACAATTTTTAGAGCAATATGAATTTTTAATAAAGGAAATGTCACGCCTAACAAAGCCGGGGAGGATAAACGCCGTTCATTGTCAGGATATTTTGACTCATACGACTAATCATACCCTTTGGGATTTTCCTCATGAGGTAATCAAATTGCACCTAAAGCATGGATTTACTTTTAATAATAGGATTACGATATGGAAAGAACCTTTAGAGGTTAGGACGCGAACAATGGTAAACAGCCTGAAGCATAAGCAAATAGTAGAAGATTCAACCAGGTGTTATACTGCAATACCTGACTATCTTTTAATATTTCGTAAAGTCGGAGAAAACAAGGTACCAGTTACTAACCCGATTGGACTGACATATTACGCCGGTGAAATGCCATTATTGCCAGCAATGGAAAAGAAATATGGTAAGTGGGAACATATTTGTAAAAAGTATGAAAATTGGACCGATCATAAAACGAACAAAAAAGCTCATATAATTTGGCAGCGTTATGCGTCTTCTGTTTGGGATGACATTAGAAATAGAAATGTTTTAGAATTCAAATCTTCAAGAGAAGAGGATGATGAAAAACATGTACATCCTTTGCAATTAGATATAATTGACAGGTCGGTCCAATTATACTCAAACCCTGGGGAGGTTGTTGTTACTCCATTTTCAGGAGTTGGAAGTGAAATTTATTCACCGGTATCATTGGGGCGTAAAGCTTGGGGGGTTGAGCTTAAAGAAAGCTATTTCAAACAATCCATAATTAATATGAAATCTGTTCAAATGAGATTTGATGGCGAAAAACAACTAAGTTTCTAATGAAAGAATTAGAAATAAAAATAGGACAATCATTTTGGGCCTTAATCGATGGCGAGTTAATTATTTTATCAAAAGAAAAAGGCGATGATGAGTATTCAGTATTAGGATTATGGGAGGGCTCGCTTCATTGGCATCAGTTTAAAGTCATTGAATTAATTAAAATCCCTAAAGGATACGAAAAGAATAAACTATATTACCAATGAAAGACCTAATAGAAAGATCATACAAAGCAATCCGTAAAAGGGGCCTGATAACTTCAGACACAGACTTTCCGGATTTCATTGATAAAATGGATGAGGAATTAGAAGAAATCAAAATGGATTATAGCGAAGGAAACTTTAATAAAGCAATTGCGGAAACCGTTGATTTAATGAATGTATGTATTTGTGCATTGGTCCATCATGGTTATGATCCGGTAAAGGAATTCGAAAAGTGTGTAATTCACCAGGAAGAAAGAAAAGATTAAAATTATTATTAAATTTGATTAATGGAAATACTCACATCCTATCATGCAAAGATTGACCAATTAATTGAAATGGGATTAACCCCTATATCAATCAGCGTCCAATTTCCAAAGTATGCCAAGATCAAATATCACCAATACAAGGTACTGGCACCAACCTATGCCATGCTAAAAATGGATAAAGGCCAATACAATGAGGAATTCCAAAAGATATTAGCCAAACAAAATGCAGTACACATACATTCTGATTTAGTGAGGTTATCCAAAGAAAAAGACATTGTTTTGCTGTGCTATGAGAAAGACCGGAACGAATGCCACCGGAGCATTGTTGGAAAATGGTTAGAAAGCAAGCTTCAGATCAAGGTGGAAGAGGTTGAATTTCAAAATGTGGTGAAAAAAGAGAAGGCTAAAGGCGCTACGAATCAAATGGATTTATTTAAATAGGATTATATCAATAAAGATCACGAGTCAAGACATTCAGGATTGAATTATTTAAAGATGGGAGGAAAAAAAGTCACATACACACCAAGGCAAGAAAAGGCAATTCAACATTACCTGATCAATGGAGATAAAACCGCTGCTTATAGGCATGCTTACAGCACAACCAGAATGAAACCCGCGACAATTAACAGGATAGCAAAGCGACTATTTGACCTACCTAAAATATGCACAAGAATTGAGCAAGAACAAAAAGCCACATTTGACCGAAATAAAGCCACTATTGACGAGGTGTTAAGCATCATGGCAGATAGCTTGCGTGTTGATCCTGCGGAAATGATAAATGAGGATGGATCACTAAAGAAAATATCTCAAATGCCAAAGAGCGCAAGAATGGCAATTGCCGCTATTGAAGTGAATGAACTGCGTATTGGTGGTGAATCTGTCGGTGAAATTAAAAAGGTAAAATTGAATAGTCGGACTCAGGTAATGGACATGTTCATGAAGCACCTTGGAGGCTACGAAAAGGATAATAAGCAACAGCAATCAAACATAACCATATTCAAGATTCCGGATAATGGAAGATAGTAATGTAATCCAACCCCAGGAAGGTTACCAAATGATTGCATTATCCTCACCTGCTGATATTGTGATTGGTGGAGGTGCTGCAGGAGTCGGTAAGACATTCTCATTATTACTTGACCCATTGAGGCATATTGATAATGGAGATTTTGGAGGCGTAATATTCAGGCGACTAACAACTCAGATTAAGGCCGAGGGTGGGTTATGGGATGAGAGCAAAAAACTTTATCCATTAGTCGGAGCCTCACCAAATCAAACAGAATTACAATGGAAATTTCCAAGCGAAGCAAAGATTAAATTTAGCCACCTCGAGCATGAAAAAAATGTAACTAGCTGGCAAGGTGCTCAAATTCCATTCATTGGATTTGATGAGCTCACACACTTTTCTAAGAATACATTCTTCTATTTACTATCTCGTAATAGATCAACTTGCGGAATAAGGCCATATGTCCGGGCAACCTGTAATCCGGATCCTGATAGTTGGGTGTCTGAATTAGTTTCTTGGTGGATAGGGCCAAACGGATTGCCAATACATGATAGGCAGGGAGTATTGAGATATTTTGTAAAGGATGGCGAAAGGTTTATTTGGGGTGATTCAGTGGAGCAGTGCCTTGAAAAAGCTGATTATTTCATTTCTCCCATGGTTCAAGCGTCAGGGATCGAGGGTAAAAACTTTGTAAAATCCATCACATTTATTGGAGGATCACTATATGACAATAAAAAGCTACTCGATATAAACCCCGAATACCTCGCAAACCTAGCATCCCAGGATGAACAAACACGAATGCAGCTATTAGATGGTAATTGGAAGATAGCCATAAATCCAAGCGATATTTATAATTACATAAAATTTAAAGACTTTTTCACCAATACATGGGTTAAACCAGGTGAGAAATGCATTACAGTGGATGTGGCAATGATGGGAGAGAATAAATTGGTAATAATGTTTCACGATGGGGACCGGTTGGAAGATATTGAAATCGTGAATAAATCATCCGGAAAGGACGTTTTAGATAGTATTATATCAATGCAGAATAAGCACGGTGTACCAAATTCAAGAGTGGTATATGATGCAAATGGAGTTGGGGCATTCATTGGAGGCGGCGAAAATGCTTTTATCCCAAATTCAATCGCTTTTGACAATGCCAGTAAGGCATTTATCATGAATGATGGCCGTAAGTTTAAGAATCTAAAAGCGCAATGCTACTATTTAGATGGCGAAAAAACGGATCAATACATTTCAGCGACTGTTGCTGAGAAGATGTATGATGATAAAATGACAGTCCGGCAAAGACTACTTTTTGAGCGTAAGGCAATTAAGAAAAAGGTTGCACTTGATGAAGAATCTCTTTCATTGATACCAAAATCTGAAATGAAAGAGAAATATCTAAATGGAGATTCACCAGACCTACTGGATGCAAAGATGATGAAGCGGATATTTGACGTTAAAAATGTCCAGATATTGGCTTTTGAGAAATCAGAATGGCAAACAATTAATGAGATACCAGGTACGGCCACAAGGATACCAAGCGGATTAAAATTGGGATGGTCACCGGATCCAACGGCTATTTGTGACTTTTATATCGATGGAAACAATTTGATTTGGGATGAATTGGTATATGAAACTGAATTGAAAAATGTCATTCAGTCTGATGCAGAGGGGAAAGAAATAGGCAAATCAATCCAACAGAGATTAGAAAGTGTTGGATTCGATAAAAATAATGTGATTATCATTCAGTCCAAAGAGAGAAAATCCATAGAAGACCTACGAATTGCAGAGTTCAACATTCACGCAATGAAAAGCATCAATGAATCAGAGTACATTAAACTACTGAAACAGTATAATCACTTGATAACAAGTCGGTCGATTAATATCATTAATGAGTTTAAAAACTTCCAAAAAAAAATTGATGAGGCAGGAAATGAGTTGAATGATTACGAGGATAAAGACAATCATGCAATTAAAGCGGCGGTATACGTCCAATTTATGAAAGGAATGCTTTGGTAATCGCAATCATCGGATTAAAGCAAATATCATATACTTATATTATTCTCTCAAAAAATATGCAAAAACTTAAACTTCTCTTTTTTCACGCCAAAAAACATGCCTTTAATGCGTTTAAACAGTGTTTATAAAAAAGTTTTTGGCAAAATGAATTTGAATTTCTTTCATGCGTTCACTTTGGTAAAAAACGAGAAAGTGAATTTGAAATTCTTTCACGCATCGACTTGGACAAAAAATCAGATGATGAAAATATATTTTTGTACCGAATCGACTTTGCTAAAAAAATGAAAAGTGAAATTTATTTTTTTACTCAGAGTGCAAAAGTATAAAAATTAAAATCAGTAAAATTTATTTTTGATCAGATTTACTTTTGTCAAAAACCGAAAGAGGTAAAATGTTTTTTTACTGAAAGTTGAAAACATCAAAATTGAAAACTGAAAGAATTTATTTTTACTTGGAATTACAAACCTTAAATCCGAAAGCGGAAAGAATTATTTACTGAAAATAAAAGCGCCTTTAGAGCGTTTAAAGGCATGTTTTTTTGCGGTTTTTCGGAGAAGTTTAGATTTTTGATATTTTTCCGTAAGGATTTATATCAAAGCATAAAATGAAATAATTTAATAAATGTTAGCACTTGCCGATACAAATAATAACATTTAGTAGGATATATTAATAATATTAATTAGTTTCATGTCCTAAACAATTTAATCATGGAAAAAATAACCCAAGTTGAGTTTGACGCTATTGAAAGAAACAAATGCGGTATTAAGGAATGCCCAGGTAATACGGACTATACGAATATAAAGACATTTCATGAGGGGTGTAGTTTCGCTGAGGGGTGTAGTTTCGCTGAGGGGTGTAGTTTCGCTGAGTGGTGTAGTTTCGCTAAGGG